TAAAAGCAGTGTGTCGCATTGGCTCATTTCGGCGGCTCCGGTATCGGCATCCAGTGGGTAACGTACTGCGTAAAATCTCCACTTCCTCCCATCGGCCTCCATTTTCCATTTGATATTTCGGCAAACTGAATCGCCATCGGAATTATCCCTTTAGGCCTTTTCCACTCAAAATATGCGATGACATAATTTGTCCGTTCTCTCTCACTTTGTTCGGGCAATCTTTCCTTCACTGAAATCCAGTCGCTCATTCGTCGTCACTCCCAGGTTCCCTGCTTGGAATAGCATGGCCGCGCCGCCCCTTAGCTTCCATCGCCATGTCGTGCTCCGCTGGCGTCGTCGGCTTGCCGCGCTTTTCAAGGTCTAGCACTTGATCGAACCACGGCAGCGAGGTATCTGCCGGATAGTAAGCCATATCTTTGCGGAACACATAACTAGCTTCGTACCGACGCAGCATTTCCTGGCGCTCTGCATAGACTTCTTCTGCCGGTTTAACCTGCTTTGGAAACAAAGTTTCTTTTTTCCTAGCCATGCTTGTCCTGCTCCCTTGAGAGCCAGCTCGCTATAAACCGATTCACACCATTGATTGTCTTCCGCTTGGTTGGATTAGTCAGACACCAACCTCGAATTTCACGCAAAGTTTGCGCCACATCAACAGAAGGGTAAAGCCGATCAAACTCCGTAACTATGGATTGGTGCACCGCGTACTCTGAACCATCGTTCAAAGGAATTTGTTCAACGATGGGGGTTAGGTCTTCGCAGTTACCTTTCCCATTACCGGCGCTTTGCGCTTTACTCTTTTCTGTAGGTAGTTCTGTATGTACTTCTGATACAGAGTTTGCTAGCAACGTGCTAGCACTAGTGCTAGCGGACTCAAGGAAACCACATTCAATCAATGGTGTAAGGTTAGGTTTAGCATTTAGGAAAGCAACGCGCCGAATGTAGGCTAAACCGAGCGGAGAATCGTCTATTTGTCCATCATTTCTAGACGCTATCAACATGCAAGCAATTGCTAGCACTCTGCTAGCATCGTTCAATGCTACCCAATCCGATGATGTTAGAAGCGTGAAGTGCAACTTGATCCACGGCGGGTTTCTGTCCCGGTAGTGTTGGAATCGCTTCCAGTTCTTGACCTTAAGCACAGTTAAATCCTTTCAGCCTCCCCATATTCCAAAGCTGAACATTCCCGGAGCGCAGGCGTGGCCTGACTAGGGTCAATGGGTATGGGGAGGTTGGAAAGACTCAAGCAAATACTCCAATCGGCTGTTCAAAGCCACAAACTTAACGATACGCCTTCCCCGCTGCTTGTCAAGTACCCTCCATCAAGATCAGCGCGGTCAGGGTCGGCGCCACCCACCAGGCAGCAATATCCAGCAGAAGATAATTACCGCTAGGTGGATAATTTCGCCCTCCGCTTGGCAGTCGCCGCGCATGCCCGGCTACAGTGCGCCTTCTGCTGATTCTGCTTGGGAACGAAAGGTCGCGAGCATAGAGCACATACGCGCATGGGAAGATCGGGACGGCGCCGGCTGGCGTTGTAGGTCGCGTGGTAGGGCGTGGTCACTTCGCCATCCTCGTGCGGTACGTGCAAATGTCGCGCGCTGTCGATACGCCGCAGCCGAATTTTCGGGCAAGCGTTTCGTAGCCGATGACGTATGGCAGGTGTTCAGCGCGCATGGCCTTGACCTTTTCGGTCAGCAGCTTGGCGCGATGGTGGAGTTTCATCGGTGCAGCCAATTGAATAGCCTCCTGAGTGCGTATTGTCTCGCGAGTGAAATCGCCGTGAATGCAATTGTGATTGCTACGTTTTGATCCAAGCGAACGACGATCCCGAGCGCAGGAAAAACGATCAACTGGCCGGCAAAGGCAACGCCCATGCCGATGGCGATGTTGGCTATTGCTTCAAGCAGAGATTGCTTGCGGCTCTGCATCATCGAACTCGAACGAGATATTTTCCTCAACTTGCTTGCCGTGATAGGCCGCTGCCACATTCTTTTCTGCCTGCCGGTAGTAGCTCGGTTTCAGTTCGATGCCGACTCCGCGCCGACCAGCACACAAGGCGCTGTAGACCTCGNTTCCAACCCCCATAAACGGCGTCAGAACCGTCTCGCCCGGATTTGACCACAGCACCATTACCCGGTCGATTACATCAAGCTGTAGCGGGTGTATGTGCTTTTCATCTTCGGAATCGCGGGCTGCCTTGAACGGAAGCACGCGACCGATGCGAATGTCATCCCAGAAGGCGGAGGCGTACTGCCGCCAAATCCAATGCGAATAGCGGTTTTCGATCTGGTTGCCTTTCCAGCCGCGATACTGGATAAGTTCGCTAGGAATCTTGCGCTCGCCTGCGTATTCCAGCAGGCCGACAGGATGCGCTATCTGAATGGGGTTATCGCCCTTGCGCCGGAACACCAGCAGGTAGTCGGCGCTCGCCACGCTACAGCGCGAGGAATCGTCCACGATGGTTTTGTGCGCGAGGTTCTTCGCCAATGTTCGATTTCGCACAGCAAGCGGCTCTTTCCAGATCGCATAGCGTGCGATGTAATTGAACCCCTCTTTTTCATGCAGTCGGATAATGTCGCCGGGGAAGTCTAGCAAGTGATCCTTGCCGCAGTTCCCGCTTGGAACATCCATGCAATGCACGGCAGTCATGCGCCCCGGCATGGTCACGCGGGAAAGTTCTTTCACCACGAAACCGTAGTGATCGAAAAACTGGCCGTAGTCTGTGCAGTTCGACAGGTCGCGTTCCGAACTGGAATATACGAAAAGCCCTCCGAACGGGGGCGAGTAGCAGGACAGATGTACAGAAGCGGCAGGCATCGCCTGCATGATTTCGATGCAATCAGAATTGTAAATGGCGAATCGGTCAGTGACCTTTTGATCTATGCAAGCCATAGCGGTATTTCCTCCCGTTTTGTAAATGGAACACTACGCGCAACGCTCTGCGCATCGTGCATATGTTTTACCAACTCGGAAAACATCTTGTCGGCCGCTACAGCTTTGCGCTGTAGATTCTTGAGTACGGACTGCTCGCCTTCGGTGGTAACAATGTCCACCTGTACCGGGCGAGTTTGACCGAATCGCCAGCAACGGCGTACACCTTGATAATGCTGCTCGTAGCTGTGCGAAGGGAAAAAGGTAACGTGCGCACAATGCTGGAGGTTTAATCCCCAAGCGCCAATCTTCGGTTTCGTAATCAGCACCCGTTCCTGCCCTTTGGCGAAAGCAATCAACTTTTCCTCTTTCGTGTCGTCAGAGTCTTTTCCGCTCACCTGAATTGCGTCCGGTATCAGACGCTCAAGCAAATCGCCTTCATCGTTCAAATGGCACCAGACCAGCGCAGGCTGGCCGGTTGCGACGAGGCTTGCAACCTTTTCGCAGCGTTCATTGACAGTTCTACGACGTTCCTCGCGCTGTTCTTTAAGGCCGACCGCAGGCAAGGGAAATAGCATTCCCGGCGCGAGCGTTTGCGCTGTAACGAGATATTCGGTTTCCAGCAAAGGCGGCAGAATGAATCTGCCATCCTCAAAGCCAAGATCAGAAGGCTTGCGTATCGCCCGCGCCCATGAACAGACCCAACGCCAGAACGGGATTTCGGCGTGGCCTTTCAATCGCCACTTGGCGGCATCATCTAACTGCGCCCAATTTTTTCCTGGGTCATGAAATACGCGCCTTGCCTTGATCGTGTTGCCTTGATCGTTCTTGAAAAACCGCGAGAGCATATCCATGTAGCCAAGTTCTCCCAGGGCCTCGCTGCTCGTTCCAAGTTCGATATAATCATTTGGCGCTGCTGTCGCGGTATCGAGTAGCCGATATTCCATCTTGCGCATGAACTCAGTGATCTGGCTCTTGTATTGTCCGTCGAAGTTTTTCAGGATTGACGATTCATCGCAGAGACACCCGCCGAAGTCGTTAGGGTTGAAATAATGCAGGCGCTCATAATTCGTAACATTTATTCCTGGATAGACTGTGCCATCCGCTGAACGATGCGCCTCTATGCCAAATTTTTCCGCCTCGGCTATCATTTGAAATGATACTGCCAGTGGAGTGAGATACAGAACCGGCTTGTTAGTCTTGCGCACTACGTTCTCGCACCAGACCAGTCCCATAGGCGTCTTGCCGAGCCCGCAGTCTGCCCAGATTGCACCACGCCCTTTGCGGATCGCCCAATTGACAAGTGACTCCTGAAAGTCGAAAAGGAAATCCGGCATAAAGATAGGATCAAACCCGGACATACTGCCGAGCTGCGTTTTGCGCTCTATAAATTCCGAGTAATTCACTTCGCCCCCTTCTTGCGCTTCCTGCGCCACACCTTGAATATCAGCGCCTCATAGGGCGGCGGCAGCTTTACAACCGCATGACCCAGCGCGTTAATGGTAGCCTCGGCAGTGCGCCACTTGCCGCCAACCTTGACCTGTATCTTCATGGCGCGAAGTAAAGCATAAAAATAGAGGCTTGTGCATTCATTGTCCTTATTGGCCGATAGATTCTATTGAATAGACAGGCACAAATGAGGCGCATAGTATTCCTCAATCGCCGCAGCACAGGCGGGACTAACTAGAGGGGAAATGATGAACACAATGTTTCCAGGGCGTCCCAATTACACCGGGCCGACGACAGGATGGTTCGGTCTGCTACATCATGAGATACTATACGAAGAATCGCATGATGTGATGGAGCGCATCCAATATGTGAAATACAATAAACCGAGTTACGAAATAGCGATCAGACTGCACAATATGATCTATCTCGATCCTGTCTTGTGTCCCGCGATAGCCAAGCGCAAACCGCTGGATGCCGACTACAATGCCAAGTGCGATCCGCTGGATGCCGACTACAATGCCAAGTGCGAATCGCTGGATGCCGACTACAATGCCAAGTGCGATCCGCTGGATGCCGACTACAATGCCAAGTGCGATCCGCTGGATGCCGACTACAATGCCAAGTGCGAATCGCTGTATGCCGACTACAAGGCCAAGCGCGAATCGCTGTATGCCGACTACAAGGCCAAGCGCAAACCGCTGGATGCCGACTACAATGCCAAGTGCGATCCGCTGGATGCCGACTACAATGCCAAGCGCGAATCGCTGGATGCAGAGATAACCGCCTACATCAAATCGGCCATTCCTGACTGTGCTTGGAACGGGAAAACGCTGGTATATTCGATGGTGCCGTCATGAACGCCGACGAACTGGCGCGGCTGCAAGATGATTTGTACCACGAAAAAGCGGCACGCCATACAGACGCCCTGCGCGCTGAAGAATTGCGCGGGCAGATAGATCGGCTGCGGGCGAGCCATGCGGAGTTGGTGAAGGCGATCAGGGAATATCTACAATGGGGCGCGATGACCGGCTCGGATCGAGACATGTTCGATAACATATTCCGCGCCGCGCTCGACAACGCGGCCGCAATCGAGGATGCCGCCCGCATGTCCGCCGGCTTCGGAGAGGCGCTGGAACTTACGAAACGGGCGGTGGAATCATGATCCTGCGCGCGGATCAGCATTACGCAGTTATCCGTTTCGCCAGTGGCGCCCGGCGCGATCAAGTTAGCCAACTGCGTTGCATAACCTGCGATTTTAGTGTCAATGTCATTGCCCTGCATCGCGCTCACGATAAAAGCGGCGCCGGTCGTTATTGCCGAGCACGTGCCGCGATGGTCAAACATTGGCATGCGGCGCATCGGCCGGCGGCGCAGCCCGACTTCCACGACGACCGCCCAGACGGCAGGCCCGACCTGCACGTTACGACGCAGCCGGGCGACCTCGACACGTTCGGGCGACCGATGAGGCAGGGAACGTGAACGCCGGTTTCGGTGAGGTGCTGGAACTGACGCGGAAGGCAACGAAATGAGCGGCTACGACATCGGCAACGAAATACGGATCAATTGGGACAAAAGCGTATCGCCGTGGTTCCCGTTCTTTGCTTGCTCGGCAGCATACGACCGCGAGGCCATTCTAGCAGCGATCACGGCGACGATTACAGCGAAACGCGCGGCAGTGGAGGACATGGAAGCCTGGCTTTCCGCGTACCTCACAATGCCGGTGGATCGGCGGCGCGACTGGATACCGCAACCAGCGACGAAACAGAAGCGCGCATACCGAAAAAAGGTAAAGCCATGAGCCGCTACCTCTCCACGATGACAAAACTAGCAGAGGAAAACGCCCGCCTGCGCATTCAGGCCACGATCACCCGGATCGTGTACTGGTCGGCGCTCGGGACAGTTGTCGTGGTTGCGCTGATTAAATATTACGGGAGTATTTAACATGATCGCCTTCCGCAACGACTTCGCCAATGGCAGGTTTGCCCGTACTCAGCCGCGAGAGTGGACATTTCTTTCGTTCGGTGAAGCGCCTAGCTTCTACACTGGCAGGATTCGTGACGGCGTACAGCCTTATGCGCACGTCCTGGAATACCACAGGCATCAACAGATCGCGTACCTGCGAGAACGAGGGCTGTATCGGCTGGACGTGAAGGTTAACAAGATCAAGGGGGCGAAATGAGGAACTTTGACCGCGAGCTTGACGAAATCCTAGCCCGCCACAGGGAGGCAGACCGCGACGACGCAAGGCTAGGCTATGCGCTGCTGGTGCTGGCAGGCTTCTGGCTCGGCTGGTTCGCTCATTGTCTGTTTGGGGCGGGGTGGTTTTCATGAAACGCATCGCAATACTCACGCTCGCCCTGGCCGGCTGCGCGACATATCAGCCAATCGTGGATACCAAGGGCGTGGACATGAATCAGTACAACGCCGATCTGCGCGAATGCCAGGCATACGCCGAGCAGGTCAGTCCGGGCAATCATGCCGTTGCAGGTGCAGTCGGCGGCGCGGTGCTCGGGGCAGTCATTGGCGCACTCATAGGAGGCCGTCAGGGCGCGAACTACGGCGCCGGCGTGTACGG